TTTTTATTTTAAGCCACCTGACAGGCTCAAATTTGCATTTAAACTTGTCAGATAACCTTTTATACCTAATTTTATTTTAAAGCTCTTATATTCAAAATATACAAGCCATTTTTTCTATAGACTCAATTTTTTAATTTTTTGAGCCTATAAAATTTTTTAGACTTAATTTTTTGAAATTTTGAATCTTAAACTGAAGTTTCAAAATAATTTTTAACAGCTGCTACATAATATTTTGCCAACTGCTTTTTTGTTTCTTCTAATGTTTTCATATCTTCTGAATTTGTTATAAAACCACTTTCAACTATAACACAAGGTGTTACAGTTTTTCTCAATAAAGTAGCTCCTCTGTCTGAATATTCACGAGGTAATATTTTTCTATCTTTTAAGTGAGTTGCTTCAATATTTGCTTCTTGCAAAAATTCCGCAAGTTCCCTACTCTTTTTTGATTTGTGCCAGAATAACATTTCAGCCCCTGTAGCTGTTTTATCAGCTGCATTAAGATGAAAAGACAATGTTATATCTCCATTATTTGCGATTCCATTTATCTTCTGCGGCAATGTGGAATAATATTCTTGATAGACTACAGTATAATTCACTCCCTGTTCCTTGCATTCAGGAACAATGTAATTTTCTACAAAGTCTTTGTTCCATGAATGTTCCTCAAATCCATTTCCACATGCCCCTGGATCCTTTCTAACTCCTCCATGTCCAATGTTCAATATTACTTTTTTCATTTTATATCAGCTCCTTTTCAATAAATTTTTCTTTTATTTCTACTCTATTTAGCCAGCCTTTTAGGAAACCCTCTTGCGAATTGTCTTTCGCTGCAAGATTTTTATAAAAAGTTCTTTGCATTTCATGATATTCCTTCAAAAACATTTTAGGATCTATTGCATTTATCGCTTCCAATGTTTTATTTCCAATAATACCATCTATGACTAAGTTTGCTCCAAACTTATTAGCAACTATCTGTGCTTTTTTTATTCCTCTTCTTCCACTATTTACAGCCCAGTCAAATATAGAAAGTGCTACTTTATCATTCAAAATTTTATCTAGTTTATTTCCAAGATAATATTTTTTTAAATAAATATTCTTTGCAAAATCTTTTGTTAAATTTCGCATATCTCCAGTATAGCCAAATTTTCTTGCTTCTTCTTCAATTATCCCAAAGTTTGTAGCTCCACCTCTGTCATTTTTGTCATTAGTGTAACCACCTTCTACTTCGAAAATATAATCTAAAAATTTATTAAATCTATCCATTATTTCACTTCCTTTCCTAATAATTCCATAAATTTCAGATATTTAAACAATTTTACTGGACTAAATGCACTTTCTTTTAATGTCTTTAAGTTGTAAGTCAAGCTATCGTCCAGTCCTTTGTTAATAAGATGTAAGCATAATTCCGAACAAAAGTATTTGTCCTTATGCTCTATTCCCAACTTTAGCAATTGAGCTAAAAATATTGCCCAGTAATCGTAGCCCTTGCCTTTTAATTTCTTAAACTCTTCAAGCACAATCGGGATTTCTATATGACTATCTAATTCAAAAATATCCATATTGTCCTTGTAGATAAAAGGCTTTATTCTCACACCACCAGGATTTGACAGATACACATAGTCATTGTATACAAGCTCACAATGACTATATTTGCCCAATGTACGTAATGTTATTAATAATCCCACTATGCTTTTTGGCTTATGAAAGCAAATATAAAGTTTGTCTTTTTCAAGTTGCATAAATACCTCCTTAGATGTTCCAGATTTTTTCAAATTCTTCTCTTGCGTTAAATAGCTTCAGTTCTTCATCTGTCAGAGTTTCTAATTTCTCTATCAAGCTACTTTCAGTTTTTAATGCCTTTGTGACCTGCTCCTGCATATGTAAAGCCATTACTTTCAAATCATTAAGTGATAACTTCAGATACACATGCTCCCTTGTGTCCTTATCCAACACTTTCCAGCCATCATACTCTTTTTGTCCTGTTGCCATTAATAACACTACTATTCCAGTCAGATTATCCCTGTCGCCTTTCTCCCTGTTTTTCTGCAAATATTTCCCTTTATACAAAAATTCTTTTTCAGAATATTCAACCTTTAATTCCGAAAGCTCCTTTTTAATTGCCAATATTCTTTCACTTTTTTCTTTTTCCTTTTCTTTTCTTACAAGTTCTTCATCTTTTACAAGCTTTTCGTTTTCAAGCTTATATAATCTTAAATTTTCTATTTCTATTTCAGATTTTTCAACTTCTATACTTTTGTCAAAATATCTTATATCCTCACTTAAATACTCCATATCCATATAACTACGGGGTCTATCTTCAACTATTTCTATAAGCCATTTTCCTCCCATTTTCTCACCTCCTAAAATATAACAATTTTTTTTATGCATAAATAATCAGCAAACTTATAATTAAAAGCAAAAGAAATTTTCTTCTGTTTGTCATCAATCTGAACCAAAAAGTTACAATTTGATACAACATTTTTTGAGATACTCTTTAAACTAGCAGGAATAATGAAGTTAATACAATATCGATTTAGAGAAAAATTAATCATAGAATCAAAACTAGTATTCGTATCATCTTCAATCAAAAAATAGATAAAAGAATATTCTTTCCCATTAACTAAATGAGCATAACTATAATCAATAACTGCCCCAGTATCGCCATTCAAACCTTCACTTGGAACAGGAACTTTTAAAATCCCGTCATATATAACTTCTGTACTTTTATTATTTCCAATAGCTTTTCCATTTATCATTACCCTATCGTCCTTAGCCAATAAATTCAACGGAAAATTGGTGTTTCCTAAATTAAAAACTGACTGCATTCCACTTCCAACATTCATATATTTAAATGCAAATAGCGGATTATTTGAAAAAGAAATTTGCCCTTTTAGGTTAATATTATTAAATGTATTTGTTCCAGTGAAAACATTATTTCCTGCAGATGTCACATCTCCTGTTGATTCATTTTTTATGTTCTGTCCATTTAAAAGCAAGTTCCCTGAAATTGTAAAATCCACATCTCCATTTTCTTTAATATTTATAGTGTCATTTAATTTTTTGAATTTTTCTGTGAAAGTTTCATTACTCTGCTCAGTTTCTTTAAATTTTTCTTCGCACATTTCTGCCAGCTTTATTATTTTTGTTCTTTCTAACAAATCAAGCTTATAAAACTGTTTTATCTTGATCCTGATATCACCATCGAAATTGTATTGTATTCCATCAATAACAATTGGCTTTTTCATTTCTTCCTTTATACTCATTAGCTCTCCTTTCTAATCCTCATATGCCCACCAGGTAGCTTCTCCACCTGCAATATTTCCTTCTATACTTGTTGAAACCCATACTTTTAAGTTCCCGTTCCCTCTTGTGTCATACCATATACTGTCACCGCTACGGCTTGTTATTCCACCTCCTGTTGCACCATTTCCATTTTTGTTTATAGTGAAATTGGCTACTATCATCTGTATATTTATGTCATATTTAATTCCTTGATTTAAGCCATCAAAATTATTGCTTGTGTAGTATTGCCAGTCTGACCAGTGTGGACTGCCAGCAGGCTTATGCCTTACTCTGAAAATCATGTTGTAAGTAATGTAGCTATATGAATGTAAGTGTGTCGAAGTATTTTTTCTTTCTTTCCATACATCATACTCATGCATGAGTTTTTTGTTGTTGTTAGAAAATTCAACCCTCATTTTAGAAATTCCATTATAATATAAATCCTGAACAACTATTGCACTTCCGAACGTTCCCTCCTGAAGATAGGCTGCAGAATTCCAACTCCCACCAACAACAGGTGGTGTATAGTTCCTATCCCATGTATAGTTATTATCCGCTACCATCTGCCATCCTTGCTCCACAACATTTACTCCACCAACCCTTATGTAAAATAAATGTCTATCATACGGATGTCTCATAACTTCACACAAGATCATTCTTACATTAGTATCAACATTAAATCTTGTCAGACTTGCATTTATTCTTACATTGTTCCAGTCAATATTCCCTGTATAGTGTCTGACGTCTATCCACTGTATATTCCCTGGATTATAGCTGTATACACCTGTAGCCATCTTTCTGAATGTCCTTGTCTGAATATATTGCCCTGCATTGTTTCTCTCTTCAAAATAGATTGTTCCACCTCTTATAGTAGTTCTCTTATTTTCATGTTCGACAACAACTCCATTCTGTCCAACGATTTTTCCATTCAGGCTTACATCACTGTCAAATATAGTTCTTGCAGTTATTGTAAGCTTATCGCCCTTTACAAGTATTCCACCTGTACTGTCTTTATAAAGTCCATCATTTTCAGAAAAATTAATCTTTTCAGTTGTTACTGAATTAGCATTTAAGTGCTTTGTATCAATAGAACTTGCAGCAATAGCATTTGCAGTTACTGAATTTGCTCCCAAATTTTTAGAATATACCGTTCCAAGAACAAGCTTTTTTCCTCCTGTTGTATCTATGACAAGACTATCATTGTCGACATTCATTTGTGTTCCATCTACTTTCAAACTACGTGCAACAACTGTTTGTGACTTTTCCCCCTCAATTCCGTTCATGTTGAGAGCTGTAATATATACTTCATAAGTCCCGACTTCCGCTTTTACTACTTTATAAGTTGCATTTCCACAACTTATTTTCGTGTCTAAAATACCATTTGGCTCTCCTGTGTCCTCATTTATAGATTTTATATACATTAGATAGCCTTTTATATCCTTCGATTCTAACGCCTGCCATCTTAAGCCAAATCCTAAGAACTGATGTTCAGCAGTTAGCCCAATCGGAGCAGGTGGCTTTGTATCTGGATATTTTATTCTTCCAAAATCAACTGTCCCACCATTTTTAAGTAAGTTCTTGTCAAGCATATTTGTTTTCTGTGTTTCAAATCTGCTTGCATTAGGCTCAAATATTTCAAACTCTTTCAATTCAAGCTCGGTTTTTTCTGCATGTTGAACAATACTTATAATCTGTACTTGTTTATCAATTTCGCCATACTTTAATTTGATAACAT